TCAGAACGAACCGTCCCGCATCCGTTCAGCAAGCTCGTGGTGATCGCGAGGACGGCGAGCCGCCGCTTCCAGCATCCGACGTTGGACGTCATTGGCCTTCTCCATGGTTTCAAGGCGTTCGGCGAGGCGTCCCGCTCGCCCCCCGGAGCGCCGAAGCGAAAGCAGGAACAGGAGCACGGCGAACGCGATGGCGCCGTAGCGCAGAGCTACCCGCATGCACGGGCGGGCGGCGAACCCGGTCAGGAGCGCGGTGATCATCGCAGCCCCTTCTTCCAATCGTCGAGCCGAGCGTAGATCGTGACCGCGATGCCGGCGAGCGCCACCGCGATGAACACCCAGCGCAGTGTGTCGAGATACGGCACGAGCGGCAGGATCGCGGACTGGGTCTCCGCCAGGACGCTCTGAGCCACCTCGACCCCGGCGGCACCCAGCGTCGCCACACCGGCTGCGCCGCCGCCCTTCATGGTGCGGCTGTCAGCCAGCACCTCGCGCGCGGGCGGCGTCTCGGCTGCAAATGCCGTCGCCCGGACCGGGAACCGCTCGCCCCACTGGCGCGCGGGCCCGACGTCGACATGGATGAACCCCGAGCGCGGATAGAAGCCGAAGCCGAGGAATCCGACCTCCCGCGCCGCCGCCTCGAAGGCCGCTGGGTCGTGGTTCGCCATGGCGATATCGAAGGCGGCGCCGTCGAGATGCTTCGACCGCGTGGCGCCGCCGACGGCGCGGTTGTGCTCGGGGCTGCGATAGGCGGAACGCACGATCAGCGGCTTGCCCAGCCGGTCGCGCAGCGCCTGCAGCTTGTCGAGCGCGGGCTCGTTGATCAGCAGCTTGCCAGTGCCCCGGCAGGCGATCTCGGCTGGCGAGAAGTTGGGCCAGCGCCAGCTGCTCACGGGGACGTCGCGCCAGTGGTCGTAGAAGGTCGTGGTCATGGGGTTCTCCGAAACAAAAAAAAACCGCCTCGAGGGCGGCCGCCTCGAGGGCGGGTGATTGCGAACTGATGAATGGGGATGGGGGCGCGGCTACGGGCTGCCGCCGAAGATCTTGAGCTTGATGGCGATGCCCGCGAGCAGCGCCAGCATGACGCCGGTTGTGATCATGCGGACGGCCGTCTGCATGGCGGTGCGGCGCACCAGGCGGATGCAGTCGACGAGCGAGCGGAGATCGCGGATGTCGAGCGCGGCCTCGTCGCCGTCGAGACCGACATCGGCGAGCGCGCGCTTCGCGCCTTCCTCTGCGGCCCGGGTCAGGATCGCCTCGAATTCGGCGTCGGGCATGCGGACGAAGCCGTCGGATCGGGGTGGTGTCATCGGGATCCTCCTTCCACTGCTCAGCCGATCTTGCAGCCCCAGAAGGACGTGTGATCGGCGGCGAAGTAGCCGTCCGCGACCCGGAAATACCCCTGCAGTTCGACGGTATCGCCTGCCGTCAGCGGGACCATGGTCTGCAGCCAGATCGTGGTGGCGAGCGAGACGTGGGTGGCGGAGATCTCCCCGAAGGAGCCGCGGATTTCGGTTGTGCCGTTCAGAACGAGCCGCCCCCGCATACGCGCGGTCGTGCTGGAATTGACCTTGTAGAGCAGCGTGGCGCCGAAGAGGTAAGTGCCATCCACGGGCGCCACGAAGTGGTTGTTCGCGGCGTCGAACGCGCCTTGGTCGTTGTAGTCGGTGTTGTTCAGGCCAATCTTCGTCCAGGCCCCCACTCCAACATAGTTGTCGTAGTTGGTGTATGCCTTGAAGCGCGGCAGCCGGGGCTGATCGACGACGCCGGTGGCGTTGTCGACGCACAGCCCGTCGAAGAAGGTGCTGCCGTCAGCAGAGACCGCGAGCCGAAAGCGGTCGGAGCCGAACAGCCCAACCAGCGCCTTGGTCACGAAGCCGGTCTGCAGGGTCAGCCCGAGATCGTCTGCGGCGGCCTCCTTGTTCATGGTGTAGAACAGATCGCCGGTGCCGCCCTCGGCCACGGTTTTCGCGGTCCAGAGCGCAGCGTTCAGCTTGGCCGAGAACGGGTTCGAGGCATCCGCTGTCGTGCCGACACCCAGCAGCGCCATGTTTTGCAGCGCCGCGGGCGTGGTGCCGATCCAGCTCGCGCCGTCATAAACGAGCAGCAGACCTTCGTCCTCGACCCATGCCCGCCAGCCGTTGCGGGGCGGCAGGCGCAGCCAGGCGCCGTCGGTCCAGAGCGCGACGTTGAGGTCCCACCCCGCCCAGTCGCCGGTTGCGCCCGAGGCGACGATGTAGCGGTCGCCATCAGTGGGAGAACCGGGCGGCGCCGTCAGATCCCGGTCCAGGACGGAGAGCTGGACGAGCCCGTCGAGGATCCGCAGCGCCTCGTTGTGGGTGACGTGCTTCTGGGCCTGCGCCGCCAGGATGTACGGCAGCATGAGATGGGTCGTGACGTCGGACATGGGATGGCCTCAGAAGGTGAGCGTGACGATCTTGGGCGCGCCCCGCCCGGCGAGGGCGGAGAGCTGGAAGATGCGTATGTCGAGCGTGTCGCTGGGGCCGAGCGGCGCGCCCCAGTCGGCGCTCTGCTGAGCGGCCGTGTAGACCGCGCTGGTCGTGGTCGTGCTCAGCACCCGCTTCACGGCAGCGCCGTCGAGGAGCTCGACCTCGTAGGCCTCCAGCTCCTCGGCCAGCGGCACCTCAAGCCCGCCCCAGCTGTCGGCCGCCAGCGCGCGGGACCTGCGCGTCCAGCGGATGGTGAGATCGCCGGACGTGCGGGGGCGACGCCACGGCTGTTCGACATGGGCGACGGAGAACGGCCGCAGTCCGACGCCCTCGGGCGTAAAAGCCTGCGCGACATAGGTCTCGTCGCTGACCGGGCGGCTCGCGGGGCCGATGCGCCAGTTCCACGGGATGCCGAGATCAGCCTCAGCGATCGGCAGGGACGCGAGCGACGCGTCCAGCACCACGACTCGCGCGCCTGCGGGCGCCGGATTGCCCATGGCGCTTTCGGTGCCGCGCTGGCCGCGCAGGAGCCGGGTCGCCGTGCTCGCCTGCACGATCTCCCACACCCCCGGCGCGCNGCGGGCGCCGGATTGCCCATGGCGCTTTCGGTGCCGCACCGGCCGGGCGCGAGCAGCTCGGCCGTGCTCGCCTGCACGATCTCCCACACCCCCGGCGCGCTCTCGATGGCCAGCGCGTTCGCTCCGCCAAACAGCGTCAGGTCGGTGACGCTCTCCAGCGTGCCGGTCAGCAGATCGACCACCAGCGCATTGCCAAGGTCGAAGCGCGAGGTGGGGCCCGGGTAGAAGTCGGAGACCAGTGCCCCCATCCGGGCGCGGGACTGAGCGGTGGTCAGCAGTTCGAACCCGTCCGTCGATGGGCTGCGGAAGACCGCCATCTCGCCCGGCCAGGGAACGGCGTGCGCGGCGACAAACGGTCGATGCTCGGGCTGGTCCTCGGTCAGCTGCGGCAGGTCCATCAGCACCGCATCCGGCGCGCCGAACACCACCGCGCGCGTCAGTGAGGCTGCGCGGGGATCGCCGGGCGGCAGGTCGTAGGTCGCCCGGTCCTGGCGAACCGCCTCGATGCCGCGCGCCTCGGCGTCGGCGATGGAGACGAGCCGCAGATCGACCAGCCGTCCGTCATGCGCGAGTCGGATCGCGTCGGCCGGATCGAGGGCGAGGCGCGAGGGCGGCAGACGGAAGGCCGCGGTCTCGCGCCCCACCCACGCCTCCATCAACGCGCGACGGCAGCGGCGCTCGGCCTCCTCGGGTGGCACAGCCATCGGGAAGGACTCCGAGGCGATCCGCGTCGTGTCCACCGTTATGCGCCGCGCCTCGACGAGGGCCGCGTCGTAATCCTCGTCGGCGCGGGCGACCTGCCACTTCAGCGCCTGCGGCAGTTCGGTCTCCTGGCCGCGCGTCAGTTCCAGCACGTCGCCTTCACGACCGGCCACCAGATCGTCGGGCGCGAGGGTGGCGACGGACGCCCGCCCGCGCATGACGAACCGGATAACGCCCTCGGTCTCCACCGCGTCGAAGCCGAAATGCCGCGACAGTGTGGTGATCGAGGCGCGCGGGCTTTCCAGCGCGGTGATGGCGTAACCCTCGACCGCACCCCAGAGGCCGGAGACGTCGACCCGGGACTCGGGCAGCCCGGCGCGCAGGCAGAGGTGCCGGACCAGTGCGGCCAGCGACACCGCGCCGAGACGCCCGGTCAGCCAATGCCCAAGCCGCCAGTTCGCGCCGTCCGTCCAGACGTCGGTCAGCGCCGGAAAGAACGGATAGGGCCGCGCGTCCCAGGTCCAGGCGGCGCATTCGGGGACGTGCACCATCCGGCCGCCGTAGACCGAGGACAGCAGGTTGTTCGCGGCCTCGCCCCACCAGAGATATGTCGCCTCGAGATAGGCCCGCTGGATCGCGTCATCGCGCCAGCCCCGCGAGAAATGTGGCGTGAAGCTCTCCGACGACTTCGGATCGAAGAAGACGTTCGGCTGGTTGGTGCCCCGGTCGATGGCGGGACAGCCGAGCTCGGTGAACCAGATCGGCTTCGACTCCGGCGCCCATGCCGTCGGCGTGCCGCTCTCCACCCCGCCTGGGCGGTTGTAGTGCGCGTTCGACCACCAGGCGCGCAGATCCTTGTAGCGGAAGACCCACGGCTTGCCCGCAGCACCGTCGGTGATCGGGGTGCGGACCTGTGCCGACCGATCTGAGGCCGAGGTATAGAACCAGTCGAAGCCTTCGCCGCCTGCGATGTTCCCCTGCAGGTAGGCCCGGTCGTAGATCGCGGGCCAGCCCTCGGCCGCGTCGGCATGTTCGAAGCCATCGCGCCAGTCCGACAGCGGCATGTAGTTGTCGATCCCGATGAAATCGATCTCCGAGTCCGCCCAGAGCGGGTCGAGGTGAAAGAACACGTCGCCGCTGCCATCTCCCGGCTGGTGCCCGAAATACTCCGACCAGTCCGCCGCATAACCGATCCTGGTGCCCGGCCCGAGGATCGAGCGGACATCGGCGAGCAGGTCCCGATAGGCCTGCACCGCCGGATAGGTGCTGGCGCTCGAGCGGATCGTCGTCAGCCCCGGCATCTCGGTCCCGATCAGGAAGGCGTCGACCCCGCCCGCCGCCGCGCAGAGATGGGCGTAGTGCAGCACCATGCGCCGCAGGCCCCAGTCGCCGGAGGGCCCGGTCCAGGAGACCGACTCACCCGAGACGCTGAAGCTGGCGGGCGTGGCCGCGCCGAACAGCGCCGCGACCTGGCTTGCCGCCGTGGCGGTCTTGTCCACGGTCCCCGCGAAACCCGCCGCGGGTGAACAGGTGATCCGGCCGCGCCAGGGGAAGGCAGGCTGGCCGATCTCGGTGGCGTTGTCGGAATACGGGTTCGGCAGCGTGTTGCCGGGCGGCACGTCCATCAGGATGAAGGGATAGAAGGTGACGCGCAGCCCGCGGGCCTTCATCTCCTGGATCGCCTGCACCACAGCGAAGTCGGCGGGCGTGCCGCCATAGACCGGCCGATCCTGATCGTCCCGGCTGACGAGGAAGGCGTTGGCGCGGCTCACACCGTTCACCGCCCAGCTGGCGGGCGTGGTCGACTTGGCCGAGACTTCGACGCCGGGCCGCACCTTGCAGGAGCCTGCCCGCAGGTCGTCGCCGAACCACGCCACGACAAGGCTGACGCTCTGGACCGCCGGCGCCATCGCCTGCAGCCGGTCCAGCGCTTCGACCATGTCGGTGGATTCGGCCAGAGCGTTCAGGTTCTCCGCCTGCACAGCGCCGCCATCGGTCTTGCGGATCGCCTGCGTGGCATAGGTGAACTCGCCCGAGGCCGGGATCATGGTGACGGCGCGGGTCAGCCCCTCGGCGGTGTCGGGATCGGCGAGCGGCCGGAACACCTCGAAGGAGAGCTGCGGCAGTCGGTTGCCGTAGGCCGAGAGCGCCAGTTCCTCGAAGACGACATAGGCGGTGCCGCGATAGGCAGGCGTGCTGGCCGCGCCCATCTTCGCGGCGATGAATGGATCCGCCGTTTGCGCCTCGTCGCCGGGATACCAGCGCCAGGTGACGCCGGAGAGGTCCATCGGCTTGCCGTCGGCCCAGATGCGGCCGATGCCGGTGATCGGGCCCTCGCACAAGGCGACGGCGAAGCTCGCATAGTACAGATACTCGGTGGTCTTGACCTTGCCGCCTCCGCCGCCCTTGCCGCCGCCCTGCGTGGTGGTCTTGGTCTCCTCGCGGAAATCCGTCGCCCAGATGATGTTGCCGCCCATCCGCATCCGGCCATAGAGCCGCGGGATCACCGCGCCCTCGGTGGCCGAGGTGATCCGCAGCGTGTCGAGACGCGCGCCCTCGATGCGCTGGGTGGGCGCCAGCGACGAGATGATCCAGCTGTCGACCACCGAGCCGATGCTGGAGCCGATGAAGCCGCCGATGGTCGCGGCGCTGACGCCGAGGATCGCGCCGCCGGGGTCTCAGCGTTGCGGGAACAGGAAGGCGAAGGCGA